GCCGTGCCGGTGCCGATCGAGACGTTCCTGCAGGACGATCGCCGGCGCTCCGGCGAGGCGACGCCGGATATCGTCCGGCTGATCGGCGCCCGCCTGGCGCTCGCCTCCGAGCCGGAGCGCGGCGCCAAGCTCTCCGAGGCCGTCGTAAAGCGGGTCACCGGCGGCGAGCGGATGACCGCGCGCAAGCTCTACGAGGGAATGTTCGACTTCGACCCGACCTTCAAGCTGGTGCTGTCGGCCAACGAAAAGCCGCGCATCACGGGCCAGGACGAGGGCACCTGGCGGCGCGTGCTGCTCATGCCGTGGCGCGCCTTCTTTCCCAAGGAGAAGCGCGACGCCGGGCTCAAGGCGAAGCTGCGGGCCGAGCTGCCCGGCATCCTCAACTGGATCCTCGACGGCACCCGGCTGTGGCTCGAGCGCGGCCTGTTCGTGCCCGAGCAGATCACCGAGGCGACCGAGCAGTACCGGCTCGAGTCGGACCCGATCGGCGAGTTCTGGCGCGAGTATGTCCGCGAGAAGGTCGGCTCCAACGTACAGGCGAGCCGGCTTTATGCCGCGTACACGCGATGGGCCAAGGCCAACGGCATGCACGCCGTCAGCTCGACCGCCTTCGGCCGGCGGCTCAGCGACATGGGCGTCCAGAAGGATAAGTGGGGCGGCTTCATGGTCTATTTCGGGGTCGAGCTCGACCAGGAGGGTTTGGCCGCGCTCGAGGCCGCAACCCTCCACCGCGGCGCCTCCGGGCCGGCCGAGGAGCCGCCGCCGGCCACGAGCGAGGCCGACTATGGCGCGAAACCCTCCAAACCCTCCGGAGAAAATCCTTAGATTTCAATGGGGGCTGGAGGGTTTGGAGGGTTGGAGGGTTTCCGCACCCGCGCGTGAGACGGGATCCGAGGTCCGACTCGCACGCGAAGGATTCATGCGGGAAACCCTCCTAACCCTCCAGTGAGACTATCCATAGGGGGAAAGGGTCTATGAGAGAACCCATAGAGGTCACCGGGCTGGTGGTCTGGACGATCAGCCGGCAGCGCGCCGATCGGGCCTGGGTCGGGCTGCACGAGGGCGAGCGCGCCGCCGAGGGGCTTCCCTCGTTCGGTAGCTCGGCGGACGGGGTTGCTGCCGTCGCCGGCAACATCGGGATCGGCGGCCGGATCCAGGTCATCGGCTATGACACCGGCTCGCTGCACCCCGACGCCGAGGAGGTCATGACCTACCTGCACCGCCTCGAGCGCGATCAGCGCCGGGCGGTGATCGCCTATGGCCGGTCATGCCAGCTGCCGCTCGCCGCCTACCTGCCCGACCCGAGGCTCGGCCCGGTGTGGCGCAAGGGGCCGCGCTTCGACGCCGAGGGCCGACCCGACCCCGACGCCGTCCAGGTCAGCTACGACCCCGACCAGCACCGGATCGCGTGGTGCCCGCTGCAGCTCGAGCACGAGGACCGCTTCGTCGCCGAGCTGCGGGCGGAGTACGCGACCTGGCGCGCCGGCATGCTGCGGGTCGGCTGGCATTTCTGCGGCCATCCGCACCTGCTGCGCCGCTGGTCGGTCCGGCCGCCGCGCATCGCCGCCGAGCCGTGGCGATCGCCGGCGCTGCCCCTCGCTCACAAGCCGCTTGACACGGGGGCGAGGGCTTGACACCCTGCTCGTCACGTTGAATTGGGTTTCGCGACGAAGCGGCGGCCAGGGGCACCTGGCCGCCGCTTTCGCTTTCCGGCATAACCCCGCGCACGAAGCCGAGGGGCGGCCCGGGCAATCCGGCCTGGGCCGCCGGGCGGGTCGCGAGGCCTGCGCGGGCTGCGACGCGTTCTGCTATGCGCCGGCCGGCGGGGCTGCGGCCGGGTGGCCGACCCTGCCGCATAGCAGCCTGCGACCCGCGATCGGCCTGGGTCCTTCCGGGCCTCGAGCCCTATGCGGGCGGCTTGCGCGCGCGGGTTCGGTAGTAGGCGGTTCAACCGCACGGTTCAACAGGGTTCACTCGGTTTAGGACGGTTCAGGCGCGATGCTGCAGCTCGGTCAGGCGGCGGCCGCCGCGGCCGGGCCGCTCATCCTGTCGAAGAAGGGCTATGCCGAGCACCGCGGCTGCAGCCCGGCCTACATCTCGAAGCTCATCAGGCTCGGCAAGCTGACCGCGCCGGCGCTGCGGCCCGACGGGACGGTCGACGCGCTGCTGGCGGACGCGCAGCTCGCCGGCCAGGCGGATCCTGCGCGGTGGCCGGAGACGTCGCCCGAGCTGCCGCTGGCGGCGCCGGGCAGCCCGACCTTTGCGGCGGCCAAGGCGCGGCGCGAGTCGGCGCAGGCCGACCTGGCCGAGATCGAGCTGGCGAAGAAGCGCGGCGAGCTGGTCGACCGCGAGAGTGTCCACGATGCCGGTTTCGACCTCGGCGCGCTGCTGCGCGACCGGCTGGCGACCCGGCGTGGCGAGCTGGCCGCCCAGCTCGCCGCCTGCAACGACGTCGACGACGCGATCGCCCGCCTCGAGGCGGCCGACCGCAAGCTCTGTGAGGACCTGGCGAACGATGCACGACAGCGGCTCGAGCGGATCGGCGGCTAGGCGGCTCTGCGGCCTCGGCGCCGCGGCGTTGCTCGCCGGCTTCGTCGCCGGCGTGGTGCCGCCGCCGGTGAAGACGGTCTCGGCCTGGGCGGACGAGGCGCGCTATGTGGCGCCCGAGTCCGGCTCGCCCTACCCGGGCAAGTGGGACAGCGCGCTCGTCCCGTACCTGGCGGAGATCCAGGACTGCCTCGGCTTCGATGACCCGCACCGCAAGGTGGTGTTCGCCAAGTCGGCGCAGGTCGGCGGCAGCGAGGCGGGCGTCAACCTGTTCGGCTATGTCGCGGACCACGAGCCCTCGCCGGTGCTGATCGTGCTGCCCTCGCTCGAGGAGGCGTCGAAGTACAACCGCCTCAAGCTGCAGCCGACGATCGAGGCGACGCCGGCGCTGCGCGCTCGGATCCGCGACGTCAACAGCCGGGCCGAGGACAGCTCGACCGCCACCTTCAAGCGCTTCCGCGGCGGCTTCGCGGTGATCACCGGAGCCAACTCGTCGAAGGGGCTGCAGATGATCTCGGCGCGGGTGCGGATCTACGAGGAGGTCTCGGAGTATCCCGACGACGTCGACGGCCGCGGCGAGCCGACCGCGCAGGCCGAGGCGCGCGGCAAGGCCTGGTCGGAGCGGCGGCCGAAGAGCTTCTACGTCTCGACCCCGGGGCTGCTGGGCGCCTGCCGCATCTCGGCCGAGTACGAGGCCAGCGACCAGCGGCGGTTCTACGTGCCGTGCCCGCATTGCGGCGCCTACCAGGTGCTGCAGTGGAAGAACATGCGCTGGCGGTCGGAGATCGCGCCGCATGGCGGGTTCTTCGCCTGCGCGGCGAACGGCTGCATCATCGAGGCCCCGGCGAAGCGCGCCATGGTCGCCGCCGGCACCTGGATCCGGACCTATCCCGGCGACGAGGCCAACCCGCCGCCACCGATCGCCTTTGCCGCCGAGGAGCTGGCGCGCTGGCGGGCCCGCGGCTCGGCGGGCCGGCAGCCCGGGTTCCACATCTGGCAGGCCTATTCGCCCTTCGTCACCTGGGAGACGACGGTCGCCGAGTACCACCAGGCCGAGGGTCAACCGCGGCTGCTCAAGACGTTCTGGCAGCAGGGTCTCGGGGAGGCGTGGGAGGAGAAGGGCGAGGCGCCCGACCATGAGCGCCTGTTCGAGCGGCGGGAGAAGTTCCCGGCGCGGCGGCTGGTGCCGGGCATCCTGTTCCTGACCGGCGCGACCGACGTGCAGGGCGATCGCCTGGAGTGGGCCGTCTATGGCTGGGACCGCGACCTCTCGGCCTGGCTGATCGACGGCGGGATCATCATGGGCGACCCCGCGGGCGACGAGGTCTGGCACGCGCACGACCTGCTGGTCGCGCAGCGCTACGCCGATGCGTGGGGCCGCGCGTGGCCGGTCGACGCGTGGGGCATCGACTCCGGCTATCTGTCGAACCGGGTCTATCGCTACGCGCGTGACCATGTCGCCACGGGCCGGATCTTCGCGCTCGACGGCCGCCCGGCCTGGAAGCTGCCTGCGGTCGGACTGGCGAGCGTGAAGGACGTCGACTATGGCGGCCGGAAGATCGGCGCCGTCAAGCTCTGGCCGGTCGGCACGTGGGACATGAAGTCCGAGGTCTACGCCGCGCTGCGCCTGACCTTGCAGGGGCCCGACTCGGACGGGCGGTGGCCAGCCGGCGCGATGCACTTCCCCGACCGCTGCGACCGCGAGTTTTTCCGGCAGATCACCGCCGAGCACCTGGCAGACCGGGTCATCCGCACCGGCCACACGGTCCGGGAGTGGAAGAAGGACCAGCGTCAGCGCAACGAGCAGCTCGACCTCGCGGTCTATGCCCGGGCGCTGGCGCACCATCTGTCGGACGCTCTGACGCCGGACCAGTGGGGCGAGCTGGCCGCCCAGCGGGTCGGCCGGCCGCAGGACGTGCAGCTCGACCTGGCAGCGTTCTGGACGGTGCCCGCCCCGCGGCCGGAGCCGCCGGCGATCGCGGAATCCGCGCCACTGCCGCGTCCGGCTGCGACCGAGGCGAACGGCGTTCGCCCGGCGGCGGGCGGCGATTGGCTCGGCGGCCGCGCCGGCCGCTGGCTCTAAGGGGGACCCGATGGCGATCTCGCAGACCGACGTCGACAACCTCGAGCGCGCGGTCGCGACGGGCGAGCTGACCGTCGTCTATGACGGACGATCGGTGACCTACCGCTCGATCGCCGAGCTGCTGCGGGCGCTCGACTATGCCAAGGCGCAGATCGCGACGGCGAGCACCCCGGGCGGCGCCGTGACGCAATCCTTCGCCGCTTTCGATCGAGGCTGACCCATGAGCTGGCTCGAGAAGGGCATCGCGGCGCTGTCGCCG